TCTCTTGAGCTTCCTGCAATACTGAGGGTGCAGATACGCTTTCAACATTAAACTTAATAGTTGACGCGGTAAGTTTTAAAAACACAGCGCAAACCATTTCCTCTAATGCTATTAAAGACGCTTGATTGTCTAACATTGGTACTATGCAAGTAATTGTAAAGTTTGCTTTTGCACCAACATTATATTGATTGTTGCTTGGCTCAAGCATTGGGTCTGCATACCTGAGTACAACGCTGTTAGCGGTGGGTGTGGCTGGCACATAAGAATATGTGTCCCACACCCCCGCGTTCGTTAGCGCGGACTTGATTGAGGCTCTGAGAGTTGTAACGGCAACTGTCATTAGCCTATGAGTCCATTGGGCGCTAAGTGGTTCGCAAGTAAACCTCGTACTTTTGCTATAAGAGTTGAACCCATTTTAAATGGTGAAGGTTGAAAGTTTGGGTCTAATGCGCCACCGTTAGCTGCCTGTTTTGCTTGCCATATTTCGGTGCAAACCATAAGCGTTGCTAATTTAACTTCGGGAACGGTTGAATAAGTTACATAATCTGTTGCAGCAACAGTTCCATAAGGTGAAGTTGGGTGGATTGGTTCAACCGTTGAGTGCGTAGTTACAAAAGTAATTGAATAAGTATCTATGTCTGTAATTGTTTTAGAACCATTAAAAGTCGCGCCGTTACCACTTACCTGTACTACTTGCCCAACAAAGAAGTCATGTGGTGTATCAAAATACAATGTGCCAAATCCAACAATGTGTGAGTGTGCAGAATTAAATGCTTGGTTTTTCCATAGGTAATCTGTAATTATGTTTTGTCCAGCTTGGCAGACTTCCTCAACAGTTGCCGAAGTATAAAGCGTACCCAGCTGTAAATTTGCTCGGAGTTCCGCTTCGGTACAAAATGTGGCTGCCATAACTACCTTTCTTAAAAGTTAAGGGGCGAAGGCTTCCTGCGCCCCTTAACGCTGTTGATCTAACTAATTAGATCAGGACTTGTTCCAGCGACGGATACCGCCTGCAAGCTTTGTTGCAATAGCGTAATATCCATAAACGCACACCTGTAAACGACCATTTGAAAGTGCTTCCACTCTCAAGGTTGTCTTAGGGGCTTCATAAAATGTAATTGCTGAAGGATTGATTAGGAACATTGAATCGTCGCCTGTTCCTGAACCAATGTAAGGGTCAACATAGTAGTTAGTTCCAAGTACAGAACCAACAACAGATTGAGGTGAAGAAATACCTGCATTGTTAACAGGATTAGCAGCTGCATAAATTGGACGCTTGCTTGAATCTTGCGCACCAAGTAGAACAGTCCACCATGAAGCATTTGAAACTAGGTTGGTTGCAAAACCACCTGTTGCAGCATAAGCAGCAGCAGCCTCAGTTGCAATAAATGATTGCAGTCCGTCTGCGTCGGCAGTTGCAACAGCTGTACCAGCTGTGCCTGAAGTTACAAACTGAGTAAACAAAGCCTCATCTGTGGCTTTCGCGTACGCACGATTTAATTCACGAATTAACTCATCATAAAATACAGGTTGGCTTCTATCTAAAAGCTCCCAGCTTATTGTTTGCAATCCCGCTGCTTTTTTAACATCAACTGTGATATAGCTTGAAGCCATCTCAACTCCGCCAAGTGCTTCGCCCTCTGTTGAGTTTGAATCAATTGTTGGTGCTGTTGTTAACTTAGGAATTGTAAAAGACATGCCTGAAGTAGGAAGAGCGCCACGGCTTACTGCTTCCACAGACGGTCTTACATCTAATGTGTTAGTAATGAACTCGTTTAGGTGTGGTGCAAGTGTAAGACCTGTGTTTGTAGTTGTATCGTCTGTTGCAAGAATTGTTTGACGAGCGTTCTCATCACCCATTGCAGCTTTGATACTTGCCTCAAGATATTGTCCTGAAGTCATTGGTGCAACGCGTGGCTTTGTGTAAACCGCCGCGGTTACTGTTGGGCGAGAAGCTTCAACCGCTGGGGTTTCTACTACCTCGGTCGCAACAGGTGTATCGGTTGTTGTGTTTTCCACAATTTCCTCTATTTCTGTTTTGGTTTCGGTTGAAACTGCCTCTGTATTTTCAGACGCAGCAACGCTGGTTACTTCAGCTGATTTAAAAGCAGCTGCCTGTACTAGCGAAACTTCAAGAAGACGAGCCGCGCTAACGCGATAAACTCCGTCTTTATTTTTTCCTTTAATAACTTCAACACCAACAGACAAACCGCTACGCAAGTTTTCACTTGCCTCAATCAAGCTATCTGTACCGCGTGTTGTATTAGAAACTTTAAACTCAGCAAAGATTCCGCTTGAATCCTCAGTAACATTTTTCATGCGACCAATTGGCTTCTTAGGGTCATGCTCTAAAAGCAATTTAACATTTTTTGGGTCATCTATCTCAATTGAGTTTGCTTCAAAAATTACTTTACCAACTGAAGTATTGCCAATCTCATCACCGTATGGCGCAATTTTGCCAGCAATGATTCTACGAGATTCTGAAGCTTCTAAATCTGCGCTAAAATTAATTATTTCCATTTGGGCTTAATTCTTCCATTTCTCTCGCTTGTTCAACTGTGATTAGTTCTAGTTGTAACATTTTTTCAATTACTGCAAGTCTTTCCATTGGGTCAGAACGCAAGAATCCTGAATCAATGTCAAAGCGGATTTCCTGCGTTGAACTTGAAAGATCGTCCATACTAAATCTTTTTTCAATCGCCTGAATATAAGGCGCAAGTGTAAAACTAACGAGCTGGCGACGGTTGTCTAATATATTCTGATAAACCATTGAGTTGTTCATGTCAGCATTTAAGTAAAACGCGTCAATGTTAAACAATCTACTAATTTGCGCTGCGCTGCTTTGTAACGCGTCCACATACATCATGTCTTTAGGAGAAAACGCAGTTGGTTGGTATTCTAAACTTGCAGTTAAATATGCAGTTGATCTTGTTTCTCTAGCGCGACGCCAAGCTGCTAATAATCCAGCAACTTCTTTCTCGCCCATATCCGAACCATTATTTTTTAAGATTCCCGCTGGCTGTGGAGTAGATGAAGCAACTGAAACCGCTTTTTCTAAATCAACAGCTGCTCTCAGTATTCTTGCGCCTGAAGTAAGAAGTGGGTCTTTACCAAGTTGTATCGTAACCAAGCTACCAAGTCCTGACATTGGTGCGGCATTACCGTCTATAAAATACTGATCTACATAAGTGTTATCTTTATTTAATTCAACTGTAACTCTTGAGTTTCTAACATATTCAAATCGTGAAGGTCTGTTGTCATCTTGATACTGCTCAACCACTTTTAGATAAGCGACGGAATACCAAAGTAATGAATCAACAATCCAACTAAGTGTCACATTGTTAGGTGCATTTCTTTCTAATTGATTTACCCAAGGTAAGTTAGGTAATTCTTCGCCAGTTGCTTTTGAGTAAGTGGAAAGTTCCATACCGCTGATGATTCCGCAGATAATGTTACGAGCTTGTTGACATGCTGGCACGGTGATAGCTTCAGCACGATCAATTGTAAATGCAGAAAGTGGTGTGTAATAATTAAAAGGGTCGCCCATAACGGCAGGGGCTAATTGAGCCGTAATATCTGTTTTAGGTGTTATACCGATTAAATCGCGGAAAAATCCCATTAGAGAATTATATCACTTTTGACCGTCATGCGTAGATCATTGGAACAGAAATTGGTTTACTTAATAAGTGAACGCACATTGCTGTTGCAATTGCTGTCGTAACATCTCCCGCGGATTTTCTACGGATTATTCTGAAGCCAAAATCGTTTTGTTTAGCTGCACAGTTATTCATTGACTGCACCCAAGATTCCTGACCTTGGTGAACAAGCCGATTATTGGTCAAACTGTCGGCAAGCTCTCCACATGCCTGATAAAACGCCTGTCCTGAAATATCAACCAATTTGTGATTCTGTTGTTCCAATTTTTGCGCAATAGAGGCTGTTGCGTATTTGTCGTAAGCTATAAAAGTTGGTCTGTATTTTAAAGCCCAATCATGTATTGCTTGGGTCATTTTCAGCTCATCAATAGCAATTTCAGAGCTAAAGGTTTCCATAACACCCACGCCAATCTTTCCGTCAACCAATTGGGCGGCAACGAGGCTTCCTGTTCTTTTTGACGGACTTACATCAAATGCAAAAACTGTCATTGCACCAACAGGCAAAACTAACTCAGAGTTGCTGCAAGCTTCAATACTGCCAAATGTCCATGGTGAAACTTGCGAATCAATCCACACAGAGAAGGTTTCAGTCAAAGTAGCTTCAATAGAGTTAGTTGCAATGCTTTCCTCAATTGCCTGCTCTGTGATCGTATGTCCAAGGGCGGGGTTACTCATTGCCCACAATTTACGATCATGTAAGTTTTGTCTAATGGACATTGGTGCTGAGTATTCATAAAATCCAAATGAAGGGCTTGGATATTCCATTGCCTTCGTTCTCAAATCATTAAGGACGCTACTAAATGCGTCCCCTGCATTTGAGCAATAAAGACTTTGTGCCGCTGGACGCGCTCTCGTAGTTGGCACAGCTGCTTGAAACCCTTCAACCGAGATTTCGCGTAACTCATCAATGAATAAGAGATCAGCATGCTTTCCGCGGCTTCCGTCGCGAGTGGCTGCAACAATCTCGTAACGAGTGTTATCGTTTAATGTAATTGATTCCTGACCGTTTGTGTATCTAATTGATTTCGTCTTGTGCAACAAC